CTGCGTGTGATGATGCACGCCACCGAATAACGACGAAATGACGAGAGCCGGGAATTACTCCGGCTCTCTTTGTCTTTTATCGAGCGTATTTGCGTTCTGGAATGCCTAAATTTCGACGATCTCCTAACGGGTGAAGCATATACCCTCCAAAGAGCAAGCGTCGCCAAATCGGCTATTTCTTTGTTGTCGGCTTGAACCCTATCGGCTGGGAGGGCTTGCGGGCTTGTGGCACTTTGATCGACAATGCTGCGATAGCCTG